CGCAATCCACATCGAGCTTGTACGCGCCAGTCACCCACTGCCACTCGCCCATGTAGTTGGTCGGCATCCAGCTCAAATCACCAACGCGATTCACAGGACGCACAATGTGCGACTTGAACACATACGGGGTGACGATGAACGCGGCCTCGAACGGAGCGGTCGTCCAGCTAGGATTAACGCTGAACACAGTACCCTTCGTGCCGGAAGCGCTGGTAAACGGCTGAACCAGCGTGTACTTGCCGCCAGCGTAGGTGAAGCGGGGCGGGAACAGATTCGGCACATGCCGGAAGTTCTTAATCACCCGATTCGCGCCAATGCGCTTGAGCAACTCAGCACCAGCGCCACTGCCCTGATCGGCATAACGCAGGTCATCGCGGAACGCGGGGTTGTTCTGAGCGATGCGCTGCGAAGCCTCCAGACCGATGTAGAGCGGGAACACCGGACCGTCGCTGCTGTAGCTGATGAAGCCAGAGCTGTCGGGGTTGGTGGCACCGTTGCGGATAAGCGTGGCAGCAGCCACATCGAGCATCTCCTGAGTCAGCTCGGAGGTGGACTGGTTCAGGGCCTGACCAGCGGAGCCGGTCTGAATCCAAGGCAGCTCATTCACACCGGCAACAATAGTCTCCACCTGAGTGAAGGACGAGTCGGCCACAGCCTTGATGGCGTACTTGGCGAACATATTCTGATAGCGAGTCTCCCAAGAACGCTGCGCGCGGATCGACAGCTTCTCAAGGTACACGCGGAGGAACGCCTCGACGCGATGGTCGAAGGTCAGATCATCCTTACACAGGAGCGGACCTTTGAGGGCGAAACGCTCAGGACTCCAGGTGACGGCATTGTAGCCGACCGGAACGTCATTGTAGGTGACATCGCAAGCGCCGCCGTTGCTGCCGGGGTTGCCGCTGGCGAGCGTGATGGACGACCACTCTTCAGCCGCAGTCGGCTCGATAGAGGTGGTGGTGAACGAGGTCTGGGTCAGACCAGTACCCTGAGGATACTCGCCGCGCTCAATCATGTTGAGCCACATCGAGCGGTACGAGGCGCGTTTATAAACGTCCTGAGCGAGCGACTCGGTAGCCACCGCAAAGGCGTTGAAGACATTAGGACAAGCCATGAGATTATGAAATTAAACCGACGTTATCTGCGTTATGGTTGGCCATCCATCCACCACACGGTGGCTGATTATCCAACCTGCTACATACGGGGCGTCACATCCGCTTAGACAGTTTTGCGATGGCTGACCAAGCCTCCGCATTGCTTAAGGTCGATGCGCGCACTGACGCATAAGAATGTCTACTAAGTCAATCAGAATTAGTAATTGTCCGCAAACTCATCGGTTAGCTCCGACTGCTCCGCCATGTAGCTCTTGTACCCGCAGAGTAGGCCAAGTTTATGAGGTTGGATGATATGTTCCTTCGCGATGACACCACGGAATGTGTACGGACCTGGGAACGATCCGGTCATCAGAGCATAGAAATCCACCCCGTCGGTTTTCGAGCCTTTGCGCGCATCGACCAATAGTTTTCCATTGTCGTACTTGGTCGTTTTGACATCGATGCGGAATCCCGGCGGAGGCGGGACAAGCGCGTCGTAAAGCGGATGCGGAGGATTACGATCCGTATCCAGATCAGGATAAACATTGAACAGCTTGCAGAAAGCCAGCTCGCCACAGATTCCCTCAAGATCGACCGTATGCGGATCTTCCGCGCTGATCTTCAGGTTCACCACGTTGAAATATCGATTCTTACCATTTCGATTTTTGGCTACGAAATGGGCGAGCTTCTGCTCTGCTGTTGAGAGAGAAATACTTTGACCAATTTTGATTTTATTTAGCATGGTCAAAAAGGCGGAAAATTTTTGAGGGGGGTATCGTAAACGAAGCCCACCCCAAAAGGGGGCCGTACCCTGCCAGTCCCCATCGCCTATTCCCTAGCAAAAAACAATCCTTTTCTGTCATAAGCAAAACTTATCCAGTCTATTAGTCCGCCCGTCTTGTACAATCACTGTTATGTTCACTTCGAATCAGGTTCCCCCGTGACACTGACCTCGATCGATCGGTCAGGCATCTGACCCAGCAGATTGATTGAAACGGATGCTACTTCCCCTTGTTCGCTCCACCCAAACACAAGCGCCGAACGCTTCGCCACGGAGCCTAGTATTTGTTCTCTAGTGCTTTCGTCCTTGATTCCGTCCAACGAATAGGAATCGATCCTTTCAAGCGTCGACGCAGCGTCCGCCGCAAGGCGATTCCTGACAAGGATCGAAAGCGATTCTAAGCTTTCGGTTTTCTTTTCAATGCAAACCGTTTGCATTTCCTTTTTGACCTTTGTAACGCCCTCTAAGCTAGCTCGTTTGCATAAAGTCGTTTTGTTCACTCCCAATTGGCTTGCTATCGTCTCCCAATCCATTCCGGCAAGGTAGAGGCTACACGCTCTTTGCCAGACCTCCTTCGGCATTCGCATATCCGGCAAGCTATCGGTCCATCAGGAATCCGGCAAGGAATCGGTTTTCCACCCCCAAAAATTCGATTTTTGCGCTCACCAGGTAAACGCTCTCAAAAATTTTTTATGCATTTTCCCCAACAAAACCGGCCTTTTCGCACCTTTCAAAAATTAATTTGATTTTTCTTTTGACTCTCTCCGCCCCGTCGCCCATAGTCGCTCCATGAAAGAAAACCTCCTTACCGCCATCGACAAATCAATCGCCTTGGCATCATGCCCAACCGTCGAAGTGTCCGACATCGAAGCAGCTGCCCATTGGCTCAAACGCAATCAATGGGATGTCGATTGGGACAACATCGAAGGAACCATCACCATCTTCGGTGACAGACCGTCAAAGTCCGACGAACCGGAGAATTGGTGTCTTTACCTTGTCGAATCCACCACCGCCTAGCCTCTAGTCAATTCAACCCATGACTCTCGAACAATTTCGAACCACCCGCCGATCAGTTGATTGTATCGGGTCGATCATCCACGACGCAGACCTCACCGGAATTCCCGGATGGGTTTACGCCGGGAATCTTTTCATTGAACGGATGGTCGACAGCTCGCCATCCCTCAGAATCGCAAACACCGAACAGTCCGGCCCGATTGAAACTCTCGAATTCAATCTCCATGATTGGGCTGTTTCTGAAGAAATATTCGCCGCCTAAATCCCCATGAAACGCCCCGCCCTCAAACGCATCATCATTGCAGCTGCAATTGTCGCCCTGATCCTCATCCAAGCCTATCTTGAATCTTCCCTCGGTTTCACACCCAACCATTAATCAAATGAAATCCCTCCTATCCGTCGACACCAACGCAAAGACCGTCAAAGGTCAGCGCAAAGGCTACCTGACCGGCATTCTATACCTTGCACCGGGAAAACTATCTGGCCTCATTAATGTTTGCCCCCATGCATCCGTTGCTTGTGACAATCTCTGTCTTTACTATGCGGGTCGTGGCGCTTTCAATAGCGTCCAAAAAGCCCGCACGGCAAAGACAATTTTCTACGTCAAAGACCGTGAAGCCTTCCTTGCAACGCTGACCGACAATGTCGCGACGGTCATCCGTAAGGCCAAGGCCAAGCGCATGACACCGGTCATTCGTTTAAACGGCACGTCGGATATCGGTTGGGAACGATACACGGTCATTCAGGCTTTCAAGAAAACCCGTTTCTACGACTATACCAAAAGTTTCGCACGCATGATGGCCTTCCTAGATGGAAAACTCCCGTCGAATTACAGCCTCACGTTCTCACGTTCGGAAACCAACGAAACCCAATGTCTCGAGGTTCTATCCCGTGGCGGAAACGTGGCGGTCGTTTTCCGAAAGTCTTTGCCAACGCATTGGAACGGATATCCGGTCATTAATGGCGACGAAAACGACCTTCGATTCCTAGATCCTAAAGGCGTCGTCGTCGGCCTGACAGCCAAAGGCAAAGCAAAGTCCGATACGACCGGATTTGTAGTCGGTTGAACACGGGAGCGGACGCCGTCCGCTTCCCTTTCAGCCTACAACATCAAATCAAATCAAATCAAATCCAATGACAAACCGTTATCCCGGACAATGCGTCCAATGCCACGAACAAGTCCCCGCAGGCCTTGGCACAGTCTCAAAACGCAACCGCGCGTGGCGCATTGATTGCAACGCTTGCACCGGCCGCATGCCCGAAAACTCCGGCCTGGTTTGCGTCAAACTATCCTCCGGTTGGACAGGCTCACGCAATGCGCGCGGCCGCTGCGAAGATGCACCCTGCTGCGGCTGCTGTACTTTCTAAGTCTCAAAACCCAACGAATAAAACACCATATGACAACCTGGACATTTGAAACGATAGAATCGGCCGTCGACTTTTCGCGCCTATTCAATCAATGGGGCGCGCGCAGGAATAACGGGGCAACGATAGCCTTTCGCGATGGCAAGACCGTCACCCTGCGGTCGGAGTTTGACTCTAAGGAAACACGTCGGGAGTTCCTCTATTTGAAAGGATCCTTCGAATGAGAGTTGTCGAATTCCTACGCGCGCGCGCCTTTGAAGAGCCTTTCATCATGCATGCCGAAAAGTGGCAGTTCGTCACGATCAGACGCGCGGACGGGGCGGAAGACATTGGTGTCTACCGCTTCTCAACCGATCTTTGCTACGACTACGCGGACTTTCGCGCGCTCTTCAACTTAGCCTAAACCCAACGCATCCAATGACATCAATCCAACGCATAGAAACGGCCGTGGACAACCTGATCAACGGTAACCTCACACACGCACGCAAGTCGGCACGCGGACTGACATATTCTGACATATTCGACTGGCTGACAGGCCCTGTCGGTTGGCCAGAAAAACGCTCCCGCGTATGCGCCGATTATCTGATCGGCCGCATAGATTACCGCACCTATTGCAACGCTGACCGCTGACCCACCCTACGCGCATCACACGCAAGTGTGCTGCGAAAGGGTAGGCCAATCTATCCGCAGCAATTAATCCAATGAAAACCATTCACGAAATCGTCCGCGAAATCCAATTTTTCGACCCTGCAATCCGCGCATTTGACGCGCACGACCTGCCGCAAGCAGTCCGCGCATACTTGCACCATAACTACCGCATGGACGCGCGCCTGACGGACGAGGAGCAGCAATTGATCGAAGTCTCTTTCGAGCCGTTTGCGGACAACCTCCGCGAAGCATTTCAAGATGACCCTCGCCCCGACGCTACGCGCCTCTATCTGTTCGATGACCTCAGCCTGTACATCCGCACCAATGCCGGACCGGAGCTATGGGCCGACGCGCAGGTGTTTGTCGTGGAACGCATCCTTCCGGCCATGCGCCTGACGCGCCTAGAGGCTGATTTGATGCGCGAAATCGGAATGGACGAACAGGTCAGCGAGGTCCGGGACGACTTCTATTCATCCTTCGCGCATATCCTCCACCGCGACTGCGGCATCCCGCATTGCGACGCGCGCGAACACTGGAACGCCTGGTCGAATCAATTGAGCGACTCCGCGTGCGAATCAATCGTCCTGGGCGGCGGCGAGTCTGGCCGTGTGGAAGGCCTTCGTTTCGCGTCGGAATACGCCGTCAAAGCCTAAGCATCCATGAAACCCCAATTCACCCCCGGCCCTTGGCGGACGACTGGCTTAAATGTCCGCGCTGACGATGCTCTTGTTTGTTACGCGACAAATCATGGGGCGAACTATGAAACCCCCGAATCCGAGCGACAGGCAAACGCCAACCTCATCGCCTCCGCCCCCGATCTTCTCGCCGCGCTTGAACGTCTCACGCACCCGATGGCAGACGATGAGGATCTAGCCTATGCGCGCGAGGTAATCAGGAAGGCGAGGGGTTTGGCCGTCAAATCCCACGAATAAACCGCAAAACCGCATCAAATTATGCATCCATTGCTCTTATCCGCCCTGATTCAGGTCGAATCCGGCGGCAATGACCTCGCAAAGGGCCGTCATGGCGAACTTGGCGCGCTCCAGATTAAGTCGATCATGGTCCGCGATATCAACCGCATCATGGGAACGCATTACGCCCACGCGCAGGTAACGAACCGCGCCATCTCAATCTTCATCGCGGAAAGCTACTTCTCGCATTACGGCAAACACCTCAGCGACGAAAGTCTCGCTCGACTCTGGCAAGGTGGGCCAAAAGCCCTTAAAAGATCATCCACGCGCGCGTACGGAAAACGGGTCATGCGAAAGCTCCGCTCGATGGATGAATTCACCGAAAACCCCACTTTCACCGCACGGTAAAACAGCAGAAACCAATGAAACTAACCATTCAATCCAAAACCAACGCCCAGACCATCGTGGACCTTTTCAACGCAATCATCACCGGCGAATGCGAAACTCAAGGCGTCAAACCGCTCTCGATTTACGACGAGGACAAGCATATCTGCTCCATCACGGACGCGGACGGGAATCAAATCCTTGAACTGATCATCGAACGCGAGCAGGGCGACAAGCTGGTTCAGACCTGCGAACCGGAGACGTTGCAATGAGCCGCAATCTCTTCGCCCCGCCCAAGTTCAAGGTTCAAATCAGCGGCGCGATTGGCTGGTCGGATCTGAAGGAACGGGTCGTCCGTTTCGAAACGCTCGAATTCCGCGCGCGCAAGGATGCTGAGGCGACGGCTAAGGAACTGAATCCCGGCGAGTACACGCAAGGTCGGATTCGCGTCGTGCCGGTCGAGATGCCGGAGGATTACGATGTGTATCCGGTGACGGAGCGGACGAAAGTTAATCCATGAGAAGAACAATCCGAGAACTTCTGTCAGACATCGACGATGAGCTTCTGCTCATGGACGGCTTCGATGACTGCATCATCGGGATATGCCATAGCTTCGGCGGCGAGCCGGTCGTCGCCTACGATTACGAGAAGGTCATCGCGCAACTTCAAAGCCACGGCATGACCTACGAGGAAGCGGTCGAGTACCATGAGTTCAATCAGGCCGGAGCCTACGTCGGCGAGCTAACACCCGTCTTCATCGTCCGCATCGAAAATCCAAAATCCGCCGGATAACTTCTTATCCGACGAGAGTAGGCCAATCAACCCCATTCCAGCGCATCCAAAACCATGACCTCCGACCGATTCGATTCTGGCGTCGCAAACACCGCATTCGCTACCAACACATCATCCGGCAATCAAAACGCGCCATTAAGGCGTTTAGAGCGTTTGGCGGGCATTCGAAACGAGCGATTGAGCGGCAGAAACGCATCTCTCCCCAATTATTCGGAACGGCTCGGGCGGCGTTCACAGCCGCACCGAGGAGCCGTTTCCGAATTAACCCCCCTTATTTATAAGGGGGTAATGTTTATCTTTCAGATGAATAGCTACAAATTTAAGCTAACTTTCTGATGGAGCAATGTGTCGCATCAAGTTCTCAGTTGACGGTGCGTAGTCTTCAAAGCACTTTCTTTGCAGTATGAGTTATCTAGAAAACGGAGCCACACACCGCAGCATGTTCAGATTGATGCCGCCTCTGCATCACGACATCGATCCGAGCCGCTCGCAGATTGTGGCCTACATAATGGACAACACGGGCTGGGAAATTGGCCGTGCGGTTGCCGCTTTCAACAGCATGCGAAATCCCAGGTCGAGGGTCTTGGTTTTCGACAAGACGCATCGTGTCTGGAAGGGGTGCGATTGGATGCCGCCGAAGGATGAAAGCTCGCATCAGATGATTCTCGCCGAGCATCGTGCCTTGGAGCGTCGGGTCATCGCGATGGATGCCGAACTCCGTAAGGCGACGCGAGAAATCAAAAGGCTGTCCAAGCAGTTGGCCAACCTAAAGGAATCGGTTGTCGATGATGATGACGAGGGCGATGAAACCGAGGAGGAGTATCTAGAACGCCGCAAGATGGAGAACGATGAATTGAACCGCGATGAGGAGAACAAGGAACGAATCGAAGCAGCGCAGAAAGCGGCATGCAAAGGCTTGAAAAAGCGCGATGATCCGTCCTCCCAACTAGCCGCAAACATCGCCGCAGCATGGAGCTGAAAAAAACTTTCGATTGTCCATTGACTCTACTCCAGACAACTGCAACACTACGTCCGCAACAATGACCAATTTTCTGCAATCGGGAATAGTGCGCGAAGAGAACTCGCGACGGGGTTTTTAATTGGATTTTTATCCCTGATTAAACACCCGATTGCAGTCGATTTTTGAATGAAAGTTTATACGGCCAAGGCCACAGCAGCGATGCTTCAAATCTGCACCGAGACGCTCCGGCGAATCGTTCGCAATGATGGCATCCAGCACCGAAGAATTGGCCGACGCATTTTGTTCACGGAAGCCGACATCGCCGCGATTCTTGAGAGTCGAGCAATGACCGGAGCTGTGAATCCGTACGCAAAGAAGACAAACAAACAAACGCAGATAGAGAATACAACCAATGAGCAACCAAGCAGCCACACTGACGGTAGCAGTACCGTCCCAGCAAGCACCGCAAGCCCTGACTCCAACCAGTCCTGACTTCTACGACCGCATCGACAGTCCGATGGATGCGGTGAAGACGATGGGTGACTGGATTAGCCACTCCGGCATGTTCGGATGCGTCAAGCCTGAGCAGGGATATGTCCTCGCTTTGGAATGCATCGCCAGCCGCATGACTCCGCTTTCATGGAAGCGCGAGAATCACCTGATCAATGGCAACATCACCATGAAGAGCGAATCGATGCTCTCTGGCCTGATGAATGCCGGATGGGATATCGACTGGGTGCAGTTCGACATTCAGGCCGCAATCGCCGACTTCAGTAAGGGTGCGAAGAAGGTCCGCGTCTCGTTCTCCGCAGATGATGCGAAGCAAGCTGGCCTAATCCCCGCAAAGCCAGGAAGCGGCTGGGCGAAGTTCCCCGCTGAGATGCTCCGTGCGCGCCTGATCAGCAAGGCGACTCGCATGCTCGATCCGCGAATCACACAAGGTCGTTACACGCCCGAGGAGGTGGCAGACTTCTCCGCCGCCCCATCAGCACCCGCTCAACCCACCCCGACGCGCCAGACGGTCAATGTGACGCCGGAATCATCATTCTCGCTGGTCGAGAAGCTGGAGCAGATTCTTGAGCCACATTCCGAAATCGCGAATGCGTTTCTCATCAGCAAGAACCTCATCAAGCCCGACCAGAACTTCCGCGATGTCAGCACCAAGGTGGCCAACATGATCATCGCCGATGCGGACGGTTTCATCTCCAAGGCTAAGACGTTCGCTAACCCTGTCACCGAATGAGCATTCTAAACCGCCACGTTAATTTCGACATGCCAGCGGAGAAGTATCACGCCGTTGATGCTCTCTCTAAGTCGATGATGTCGAAGATCCTGAAGTCCCCGGCGCATTACAAAGCCGCGCTGGACGAGCATCAGGAGCCGACGAAAGCCATGCAGATGGGTACGGCAATTCATGCTGCCGTTCTGGAGCCGCACCTGTACTCGCAGATTGTCGCGGTCATCCCACCGGATATCGATGGTCGTACGAAGGAGGGCAAAGCATGGAAAGAGATGCACAAGAGCCGCATCCATCTGACCCATGCTGAAGACATCGATGTGCAGGGTGTTGCGAACAGCGTTCGAAAGCATCCGTTCTGGGACATCACGCATCTGAGCAACAAGATCGAGGCATCGGTCTTCGCTCAGGACGAAGAAACCGGCATCGCTCTCAAGGCGCGTCCCGACATGTGGGTCGAGGATCATACGCTGATCGATGTGAAGACGACCGACGACGCAACTCCTGAGGGTTTCAGCCGGACGATTACTTCATTCGGCTATCACATTCAGGCCGCTCATTACCTTGCCATGACCGGAGCAGAGAGCTTTGTCTTCGTCGCCGTTGAACGCAAAGCACCATACGCAATCGGAATCTATCGTCTGGATGCCGAATGGCTTCAGGCCGGTGAGAACCTTCGCAGGAAGGCTATCTCGACGCTGCATGAGTGCCGCGCACTGGACAGTTGGCCAGCCTATCCCACGGCAACCATCACACTTTCATGCCCAAAATGGGTGCTGAATAAATCGGAAAACTAAACCAAAATCGAAACCTAATAATTATGTTCAAAGTCAATCGTAAGGACGCCGGAAGCAATTACATCAATGCCGAAGGCGAGTACACCGTCACAGTAATGAAGGTCGAGGAAAACCTCGACGTTAAGGGCCGCGAGGTGTGCAAGGTTACCTTCGCAACCGACGAGGGTGCGAGCATCACCGACCGCTTCATCAATCAGGAGAACACTTGGTTCCGCGTGAATCAGTTGGTTGCCGCAACGAACCACAATGTCCCCGATGGCACTGAGGTCGATTTCCTTGGAACGAAGGGCAGCTTCGCTAATTTCCTCAAGGCCATGATCGGTCTTCAGCTTGGCATCGTCACCCGCTTCGAGGAGTACGAATTCAACGGCGAGAAGAAGAAGACTCTTCGCCTTAAGGCGATGAAGCCGGTCGTCCCGACTGTCGCCACTGAGGAGAAGCCGTTCTAATCAGCGGCAGCACGGAGGGGAGCGTATTCCGCGATAACGCTCGCAACCCAAGAATTCAAAATCGTATCCATGAACGTCAGACTTGTAGCTATCACAAAACCAACCATCGGCGACGGGACAATGACCGCCTCCGATTTCATCACGTTCGCCGCCCGTGTCAGCAATCCGTCGAACCAGATGAGCTTGCTCACCGCTCCGAAACTACTGGCCTACTGCATCAAGCACGGCCATTGGAGCATCTTCGAACAGGCCAGCATGACGGTTGAGATTCAGACCAGCCGCGCTATCTCCGCCCAGATCCTCAGACATCGCAGCTTCTGCTTTCAGGAGTTTAGCCAGCGTTATGCGCCGAGCGATACAGCGGAGCCGGTCGAGCTTCGTACTCAAGATCGAGTGAATCGCCAGGGAAGCGGAGATGTTTATCCGCAGGAGTGGGCCAATGAAGTTGTGGCTAAGTCGGTCGATATGGCTTTCAGAACCTATCGAACGCTGCTTCAGGAGGGTGTAAGTCGCGAGACAGCGCGCATGGTTCTTCCGCTCTGTACGCAGACGACGTTGTACATGACCGGCAACATCCGCTCATGGATTCATTACTTCGAACAGCGTTGCGCCAAGGGTACACAGAAGGAGCATCGCGACATCGCCATTGCCATTCGCGACACGATCTTCGCCATTGAATTCTCGCACATTCACGCGGCATTGGGGGAATCGAAATGAACAAAAACGAAAACGAAACCTATCGAATCACACTAAGGGGGGTTCTTTACCTCTATCTACCAAAAGAGAAGGCCAATGAAGTGTACAACGCCATCGAGCTGTCCTGCCGTCGCAATGGCTGGGGCATCGCAATCGACGAGAGCAACCGATTGGACTTTGTTCCGATGGTGAGAGTCGAGGAAACGAAATGAGCGCACCAATCAACGACGGAGGACCGGCGTTTCCTAGCGAGGAACAAATACGCTGCAACGGTGAAGTCTGTGACACTCGCAAATTCATCGGCATGACCCTGCGCGACTACTTCGCGGCGGCGGCAATTAACGAAGTGGGATGGTATGAAAACATGGATAACTCCGCAGCAATGGCATACCTCATCGCCGACGCGATGCTGCGAGCGAGGGAGTGCAAATGAGTGACACCCCGAGGATGAACCTTGCGCTTCGTAAGGCACAGGAAGATTGCACTGAATCATATCTATTAACTGAAGGCCTGAAACTCGAACGCGAACTCACCGCCGCAAATGAGCGCATCAAGCGGTTGGAGGAGGCGGGGGATAGAGCGATTGAGAACTCATACTATCCAGACCGTGTTAAGGTGTGGCGCAAAGCCAAGGAGGCCAAGCCGTGAGCATTGAAGATCGAATCCTGAATATCGCCAAAGAACCGATTTTCGTTTGGTGGTACGACCGACGCGAACTCCGCGCAATTGCTCTCGACGCTCGCAAGCTGGAGGATCGGGTGAAACAACTTGAGCAGGAGAACGACGCATTGCGAGCGGATCTGCTGCTGTGGGAGAATGGAGGGCCGTTGCCGTGAACGACAAATGCTGGCAATACTCGCTAGTGATTCCATGTACTCTGTTGTTCGTGTTTTTGGCTACGATGGGGCTGATCAAGGGGTTTGATAGAGGGACTAATGAAATGCAGCAACAGGCAGTTTTAGCAGGCCATGCAGAGTGGGTGGCCGACAAGAGCGGGAAACCTCAGTTCAAATGGAAGGAGTGCAAATGAGCGAACCAATCTACTTTTCAACCAACAGCCACCC